GGGTGTGCTGTTGGTTGAAAACTCATTTAAAATATGTTGGCTACTGATTCACTAAAGCTGATATACAAGCTTTGGCTTAGGATCTCCCTAAACACCACAACACCAACAAAATTATTTTTTATTTAAATACTCATTAATCGCTTGTTGGGTAATAGCAGTAATATCTAAGCAATTCAAGGAGGACTCACCTCCCTCTTGCTCATCCCACGCTAAAAACATTCTCCCTAGTTGTTTTTTCAATTTGTGACCCTCTTCACGCTTCTGTAAATGAAACTTCATTTTGCGTCTGGCTTCATTCTGCAAATCTGGAAATTCTTCCGGCTCTTCATCATCATCCATATCTTGCCCCCCATAAACCATTATTAACATAATCACATCTATTTCATCCATAATAATAATTTATCATACTCCTTTATTATAAATTTATGTGCTTTTTTATCATTAGCTATTTGATCCAACTTCCAACAATTATCACTTATAACTCCATGATCTTGAAGGTATTCCAATATTTTGCTGTGTGTTATTTTCTTTTTTAATGCCAATCTCTCCAATCTATTCATCGAGCGTATATTAGAGAACTTTCTGTACTACTATTCAAGTAATGCCAAGATTCTTTATCAAACCATAGATTCCGTACCGGCTCTTCACCATTCTCACGCTGTGCTAACACGGCAAATACAGCATCACTTTGTTTTTCCCAATCTTGCTTATATAGATCCATCTTACCCATATTAAGACATTTGTAGTAAGCCTCTTCCTTTCCTTTATTTCTCCATACAACCACTACATTATGTGCAATGTTAGTCACATGAACAGATCCCCTAACCATGTGTTTATTAGGCCACCCTTTGTTTTCCGGTCTTTTCATATCCGGCTTTTTTGAGTGTGCTACTAAATGCACATGGACATTATATGTCGTTGCAAAATCACATAGCCGATTCATTAACTGCTTCAATTGTGCGTCTTCATCTTCTGCTATATCCAACCTCATAAGACTATCTATTACGAAATGCGATATACCATATTTTTTTGCAGCATAAGCAAAAACTTCTAAAACTTCATCTGGGTGAGCTGTGCCTACTTTATCATAAATCCAAAAATGCTTACTTGCCCAATCTAAAGCAAAATCAAATTGCTTCTCATCATCCGGTTTAGATCTAGCTAACCCCATCCTAATAATTGCTTGCAAGTTTTTTTCCGGTTTCATTTCCAATGAACACAAACAAGATCTACGATGATATTGTGTCAAATGAACCAACATATAATTTAACAAAACCGTCTTTCCATGCTTACTATATCCTGTCCATACGGTAGTTTCTCCCGGTCTAAATCTAAATGGAAACTGATCTCCACCAAATGGTATTGGATCTCCAATAGCACCGGAATCACTCGGATAAAAACACTCCCATATTTCTTTTCTATACTCTTTTGCGGATTTAAGACTTTTAGGATCTAAGTTTGCAGCTTGTGTTAGCACATCATTTGTAAAATCTTCAGCATCAAAACCTTTCTGTAGAAATTCATTAGCATCCTTGATACCTTCCGGCCAATTAATCATTTTACACTTTTCTCTGCCTAACCTTCTCGCAATTGATTCAGCAGCTTCCCTACCTACCTCATCTGCATCTGTAGCAAATACAATTTTGGTATGCGGAGCTATCCATTGGTCATAATCATGCTCAATCCATTCTGAGTTAGGATCATTTTCTGCTCCTGTTATAAGTTTTGCACCAAAAGGCACACTTACAGCCGGATACCCCATATCCCACATTGAAAGTGCATCTAATTCACCTTCTACCAGGTACATAGTATCTTGATTTTCCGGTATTGCCGGTATCCCAAATAGAACTTTTCGACTTTTTGCTGTAGTCCTTATGTATGCTTTATCATCTGGATCTCTCCATTTAAGCATTTGCACATCTCCAGAACTATCAATAAACGGAAAAACTACACACAAAGGGGAGTCTTTATCGTATGGATAATGCCCCATACCAATGCCATAAGCTCTTATTGCATCCGGGCTTATACCACGCTCTTCAGTAAGCCATTTCCAAGGTCTACTACCTTCTTCTATTGGTTTTAAATGCTTCACTTGGTCATCATCTAAGCGTTTCGGTTTAGGGGGGGTGTTGTTTTTCCCTAAATTTTTTTTAAACGCACTATCTCTTACAGGCTTATAACCCACAAAATCAGCACATTCTTTAAGAGCTTCTCTAAAATTTATATTCCTACACTCCATCCATAACTTAATAATATCACCTTTCATTGCCGGATCTGCGTGGTCTTTCCATAAACCAATTTTACTACCAACTAATGATACCCTTAAACTTCCGGTATTTGCAGATCCCTTTGAGCTTTGGTCACGAACATTACTTGCCGTCCATTCACCACGAACCTCTTTTCCATTAGGCAACAAATGACGGCAAACATCTTTCACTTGAAGGTTTAACAACTTTTTTATTTCTGATCCGTCCATTATCTTGCTAATTGAAATGCCATTGTGTCTTCTGGTCGCAAATAATCATCATCTTGCTCCACCGGCTTTACACTCTTCAATACGCCTTTTTGAACCTTAATAGCCCAAGTTGAATCCCAATTTCTGGATCTTTGTTGCGTCTCTTTAGCCATTTCATGAAACATCTCCAGAGCATTTGCGTATCTCAGCCCCCATTTCGTGCAGTATTTGTGGCGTAAATGTTCTGGTGGTTGCCAATTTGGAGGTAAAAATTGGAGGGGGGCTTTTTTCGAGTCATTTTTTACATCAACTTTTGATTCAGAAAAATCCGTCTGGGGCAGAGTCGAAGATTCTGCATTATATATCCTCTCTTTAGAGAGGTTAGTATCTTGCGTATGCGCGTATGTCGTAATTCCTAAATTTGCGTCAAAATTGCGTGAATTTAGCGCGACTTTGATGCAATGAACAATAAAAGATGATTTAGTTTTGAACCCTAAATCCAACATTACAGCCTTCATTCTGTGCTGTGTGGCTTGATCTAATTCTACGCTTAACCTCGACATTCTAAAGCCTCCATATAAGCCACAACAGCACTCTTAGGAATCATTATAATACCGGACTCTCGTCTATGTATGGGGGTGAGTTTTTCGGCTTTTATAAGCCTTCTAATGGTCTTTGTAGAGCAAGCTAGAAAGTCTGCCACTTGCCTCACGGTGTAATGCGTTTCTATATATATCATTTTAGTATTCCTTTAGTTGTTGGTTGCCTACAAGCTAGTATTAACCGGCTTTTCTGCCATTTGACCGGTATGATTTGATTTGGCTTAAACATTGCCGAATCTTTGACCCAAACCACCTGTATAATCGAATCTTCACCACTAGGATCGACACAGCCCAACATTCGCTTGTTAGCCCAATATTTTTTGACTTGTAGTAAATGTGGAGGAGTTTTTTTAGGTATATCATTTTGGTCGAGGCTTAATTGCCGTAATAGCTTTTCTATTGCCGTAGGGAGTAGTAATACGGCATTTCCATCCATGATCCAATCATCATCCTTCGTCAAATGTTTTTTGCGTATTGTGCGTAGTGTATTCCTTGCAATACCCATCTTATCAGCTAGTTCATCCTCACGAAACGCCCCTTTGTCACATTTTTTCTCCGGCTGAATGAGTGTACTCAATTGTGCGTCCGGACTCGACTCGACCCCCCCCCCCCGGTCTGGATCTTGATCGCTAGTTTGTGCTAGATCCATTTCTTCTTTTATAGTGTTAGCCCCCTTTTTAGACCCAGATCTTCTTAGATCTGCTGTTTTACTAAGATCCACGGCTTTATTCATGTGATTCATCATCCCTTTCCTTGTTTGCTACTCCCGGCTGCCGGGGCTCGCCTTTTGTTTTTGTTTCTTCCGGCAAACACCGATTATTTTCACCACCGGCTGAAGGTTGGTCCTCCAGATCTACCTGGATGATCTCAGCGTCCACCGGTTCAGCTCGCTTGCGTAAGTCATCGAGGTAGCTGTTAAAGTCATCCACAGCCGGGGCAGGCTGAACCCAATCCACTCGACTTGTAGCACCACCGGACAACAGCTCTGCTTTCTCTGTAAAGATCCCGGTTGCAATCGCTAGTTGATTCAGCGGAATATCTTTACTCCGCTCTTCATCTGATAACAGCTC